GAAGTCGTTGAAGTCAAAGTCACGGCAAAAGAAATAAAAGAAGTTAAGGCTGAAACAAAAGCTAAAGAAAAAGTAGCAGAAGTTAAAAAAGAAATTAAGAAAGAAGAACCTGTTAAAAAAGTTGTTGTTAAAAAGAATAACAAAGAACAAAAACAAAAGGTAGCTAATAAAATAGTTAAAAACATGGGGTCAAAAGGTAGGTATGACAGTACTAACCAGCTCAAAACACTAATGGTTATGAACGTCCTCGCTGATAACAAGAGTTTTTTTGACAGCCAAGTAACTTTAACAGACAATGTTAAATTATTTTCTGATGCCACAATACCAGATGGTATTATTAATGATAACAATATAGCTTTATACTTATTGCAATATGGTGCTGATACACAGATGATGGCACTAGTTGATATACAATATAAATAGGAGAAACTATGGCAAAAAATAAAAAACATTATTTAAGAAGTGGTAAAGAATTTACTGGAAACACACACAAAATGAGTAATGGTGTTTTGCATACAGGTAAAAATCATACAAAAAATTCTAAACGTTTATTTCATTTGAATGAACTTTCAAAAACAATACAAAAAAAAGTGAGGACTTAATATGCCAAAGAAAAAAGGACTATACGCTAATATAAATGCGCGTAAAAAAGCTGGTACTTCTCGACCTAAATCTAAAAGTACAATTACTGCTAAAGCATATTCTAATATGAAAGCTGGTTTTCCCAAAAAGAAAAGAGGTTAGTATGTATGAGTATGCTGTAAAGAAAATAGTTAAAGTTGTTGATGGTGATACAGTAGATATAGAAATAGATTTAGGTTTTAGTTTAACTAAGAAAGAACGTGTACGTCTAGCTGGAATTGATACACCTGAGAGTAGAACTCGTGACCTAGCTGAGAAAGAATTAGGTTTAAGAGCTAAAGATTATTTAAAAAGTATGTTAAAAAATGCTGATAATTTAAAAGTAAGAACTGCTAAAGATGGTAAGTATGGTAGAATGCTAGGGTGGTTTTACGACAATGAGTTAAGTATTAATTTTAAAATGATTGAATGTGGTCATGCTTGGGAATATGACGGAGGAACTAAGATTAAAAATTTACAAGATTTAATAGCAATACAAGGAGCAATGAATGGTAGCCAAGAGATTTCAAAACCCTAAAGGTGGGTTAAATGCCGCTGGTCGCGCTCACTTTAAACGAAAAGAAGGTGCTAATTTAAAGCCGCCTGTAAAAAAAGGTGTAGACCCAAGACGTATTTCATTTGCGGCTAGGTTTAGTGGCATGAAAGGGCCAATGAAAGATGAAAAAGGAAGACCAACTCGTAAAGCATTAGCACTTAGAGCTTGGGGCTTTAGGAATGAAGAGTCTGCACGCAACTTTGCTAAAAGACATAAAAAGAGTTAGCAATGGCAGAGGTTGAGTTTGCAGGGCTAAAGTTTACTGGCGGTAGAATGGTTGCCCTAATTGTTAGTTTAAGTACACTTGGCGGCGGTGCTTATGGTGTGTTCGAGGCGTACAAACAATTTACTGATATGCAAACTGCTATCTCTGAGTATGTAAGTCCTGACTTATCCCACATAGATAATCATATGACGTTGGTATCTGGTGAGTTGGGTGTAATTGAAGCTGAGTTTGTTGCGTTGAAAGAAGCAGATACATTAATGAACGAGCTAGTTAGAGAGCAAGTTAATTCTATTAAGAGTACAGTTGCTGAGTTACAAACACAAATACATGATTTAAAAATAGAACAGAAGGTTGACTTGTCTGATATGTCTGCACGATTAGATAAAGATATAGAAAAACAATCGAGTAAACTAACTACAAGTATTGAGCAAGTTAATAAAGATTTAAACAAAGTAATTAAATCTACCGATGACCAAGAGATTAGAAACAGGTCAAGCATTAGAGATACAGACCTACTGTTACGCGGTAATGTTAAAACGATTAGAGATATTATCTCATCATTTGAAATTAGAATGGATGCAAAGCTAACTAAACTTGATGAAAAAATTGACACTCTCGAAGAAAACCTAGATAAGAAAATACAAAGAGCATTAATTAATCCATTACTAGGAGGATAGTATGGGACTATTAAGTACACTTGTTGGGCCAGTCACTGGTATCTTAGATAAAGTTATAGAAGATAAAGACCAGAAAGCTTTACTTGCACATGAGATTAGCACGATGGCGGAATCCCATGCGCAAGAAGCACTGCTCGCCCAGTTAGAAATTAATAAACAGGATGCAAAGGGTAACTGGTTTCAATCTAGTTGGCGACCAGCTACTGCTTGGGTATGTGTTCTTGGATTTTTTGTAAATTTTTTGGTGTCACCGTTATGCGCTGGGTTTGGTATTGATATACCTCAAGCGGATACAGGTACGATGTTACCTGTGTTGATGGGGATGCTTGGGCTTGGCACTCTTAGAAGTTTCGAGAAAACAAAAGGATTAAATAAATGAGTAAATTTAAATTATCGAATAGAAGTCTAGCTAATCTTGAGGGTGTTAACTCTAAGTTAGTAGCGTTAGTTAAGATGGCGATTGCTGAAACCAAGGTAGATTTTGCTGTGATATGTGGGATGCGTACTATTGATGAGCAAAAAGAATTGTTTGAAAAGGGTGCATCGAAGACAATGGAGAGTAAACATTTGCAAGGGTTGGCTGTTGACTTGATGGCGTATGTTGGTTCTCGAGCGTCTTGGGAATTAAATCTGTATGATGATATAGCTGATGGTATGAAGAGAGCCGCGCAGTTAGTCGATGTGCCGCTTCGCTGGGGGGCGGCTTGGCACATCGACAATATTGCTGAGTATAGTGGCTCAATGGAAGATGCTATGAACGATTATGTAGATTTGCGTAGGTCTCAGGGTCGTCGTCCTTTTATAGACGGCCCCCACTTTGAATTAGGATAGCCATACTTAGTAACTATCTTGTGTATTCTTGACCTACCTAGATTAAATAGTTTTCCTACTTCCTCCAGAGTAGGTCTGCCCCCACAATGGGGGCAGTTTTCTAAGTAGGTTTTGCAAATCAATTCATTGCGTTCTTTTTCTTGTTTGTAACCCATTAGAACGGTATCGTATCATCATCACCTAGCGCATTAGCTACGCTAGATTTAGTTGTGACTTGCGTGCGGTCGCTAACTTGTACGCTAATCATATTGAGGCCAGCGTCTGTAGTTTTTTTCCAAGCCGCAACTTTTTTGTTTTCAACGAAAGCACCTGTGTCATCTAGTGGCCCTGAGTAATTAGGCTTACCATTAGATGTATCTTCTTGCTCAAACATTATACCCATTTTCTGGTATATTCTAAGCACACGTTGCCCTTTCTTAGTAATACCAGTTACATAGATAACATCGGTGTCTAGTCCATCGACATTAATCTTGCCTGTTAGTACCATCTTCTCTTCGTCGTAGGGTGGAAATCCAGCACCTCGATTAGTGTTGTCATACTCTTTAGTCTCTGACATTTAATAGTCTCCTTTTTTTTCTGGAATTTCTGTTTCTGGTTTATGATGTGATTTAGATGGGATTGGTTTGTGTGTAACAATATTTTGGTTTCCTTTTAGGTCACTATCTTCTTCGTCTGATATATCTAAAAAGAAAAGTTTTAATAATAAATATTTGTAAGCATAAGACATAGCTTTTCCTGGTCCTTTATCTTGAGCGTCATTACCATATCCAAAGTAATCACCTACAATTATAAAACCTCCAGTTTCTATATCAACAATTCTAGCTGCCATTACACAACTAGTTTGATTTCCACTTTGTTCATGTGATTTAACAAATGGTATTATAGTTAGTTTTTCTTCTTTAAGAACTGGTCTTACAACTGCATTAACTGAATTGTAAGCTAAAGGTTTATATTGCAATCCTTTCTTTGCGTCTTTAATTACAGCTCCACATTTATGTTGAACATTAAATATTTTTTTGTAAATATTTCTTTGCAATTTAATTATTTGTTTTTCATCTTCATTTTCCATCTTGTGTTCTCCTTCTTACAGTTACTGCTCCACGCTTATCGCGTTTCACGGTTATAAAGTCATTAAAGACTTCGCTTTCATTAGGTTTTATTATTTCTTTGAGTCCTTTCTTTGCTTTTTCATATGTCTCAGATGAACTTTTATTAGCTATAAAATCACTAGCTAACATACCAAAATGATTATCGAGTGTAGCGTCACGCTTAATCATGTTGTCTACGGGTATAGCATTTAGTAATTTATTTTTAGTGTTCATAAGTTCATCTTGTTTTTTACCCAATGATACATCAGGTTCTTGATTATTTTTTACATAAGTCCAGAAATCTAATACTTCTTTTCTCATTGCACTAATATAATTATGGTCTCTAGTTATAGCGGTTGCTTGATGCTTAGAGTTACCAAAGATAACAGAGAATATACACAAATCCATGTCAGCTAAATCTAGGTAGCATTGTATTTGTGGCATATAATATTCTACTTGTTTATCCATAGTAGTAAATGCATTGGTATGTTTGCACTCGATGATTGCTTTTTCACCTTGGTCATTAATACCTATAGCATCTACTGTACCTTGCATTGGTACTATAATTTTATTTGATATAACATCTGATGCATCGTGATTGCTAGCATCACCCCAGCCTTTAGCATAAGGTATTTGAGTTTCGGTTGCACTCCAGCCAGTTTCTTTTTCTAACCATTGTAAATTAAATGGTTCAGTAAAACGACCTAGTTCTATATGTATTAAATGTGATAAATCCTCAGGTTGCTT